GATAGTGCCGTGATTACCATTGCCTGAGCTATCGTTACATGAAGAACCAGTACCTTCATTCATTCTCCACCTACCGATAAGACCACGAGCAATATCAACACCTGCATTCAAATTTGTAACTTCAAGTGGAGTGAGGACAACATTATATATAGATACATCAGCTATCATTCCGGGAAAGTTACGATTATCAGCAGACGAGTTACCAATAACTAAATTCTGACCAGATGTTGTAAAGAGTGGTGATGTGTACGGTGAAGGATTATTAATAACACGAATAGCCATAAGTAAACCGTCAAGATACATAAGATTAGTTCCGTCATTGAATGTCATACAATTATGATACCAAGTATTATAGCTTAACTGTGCCGTATCCCAATATTCAACAGCCTCACTACCACCGCCCGCATTTGGAGCAACTTCGAGTGCTAATTTGCCGTGCATACCATTTGTGGGATCTCCCATAATACAGTTGTAGTGGACTCCCTTGTGTATAATTCTAGGTAAAACATTCTCAGACGCGTTGAATAGGTAGAACCTACACACCATACTGAACACATTGCTAGATTCAAATCGAAGATTGGCAGTATCTGTGATAGTAACTTTCTTAGTTGTTCCTCTTGAGAAGTTCAATGCTTTTGTTGGTACGGAAGCCAAGCTTTTTCTCATTCTTACATTACTCCCAATATGTACGTTCCACCAGTAACGGTTAAATTGTTTCCGTTACCGCTTGAATCATTACCATTGCCGTTGAGAGTATAGTGTCCACTCACTCCGCTAGGAATAGCACCCCGGAAATACAGATTAGTAATTTGAGTTGGTGTTAATACAACTCCGTTAAAAAAAAGTAGGTTATCAATAGCACCTTGATAGTAGCTAGACGCACCTGTTGCTCTTTTGCCAAGACTAAGAGTCGTAGCAGCGGTAGTCATAGTAACTGTTAGGTCGCTTGCAAAATTAACGCCATTGAAATACATTATGTACGAATTGACCTGATATGTTAGCACAATGTGATACCAGCGTGAAATAACTAAGGGTGGTGAAACTATACGGGCTTGTTCTGAGCCGGCATTATTGATAGTAGCCTCTAGTCTATTTGTGGCGTTGCACAGTAAGGTAAATCCGTTAGTCGGCCCACCGTCTTGAAAATCAAGAATACGCGACAAATCTGTGAGTCTCGTAGGATTTATCCAAAGACACACAGAAAATGCTGTTGTTGAGGGAACTATTGGTATAGTACAAAAATCACTTGTGCCATTAAAGGATAGTGCTTGACCGAAGTCACGAATAACTTGTCTGTTACTAACTGATGTTCGTAGTGCCATTTGTTTTACCTATATACAACCGTAATATCTGAGGCAGCAGCGGTAATTATCCGTAGACCTACCGTAAACGCAATGTTGTATTCATAAGTGCCTTCTACTACCGATGACTTTAGAAGCCCCATATTCACGACTGAGCCAGAAGTACCGTCTATTATGCTTATTGCCCCCGCGGCAGTTGTGTTAATCACAATCCCTTTCAAAAAACCCGCACCAGTCTTTACTTGTGTTGTAGTCGCAGTAGCGATATATCCGTATGCGAAGCGTTGCTCTACTTTCATTACATCATTCGTAAGATCCTCTCCCGCAATCAATGTACCGAGTGTTACCTTGAAAAGGTTTGCGATTGAGTCAAATGCTTTTATTATTATTTGATACATATTTACAATACTTCCAATGGCAAGCAACTAATATGGACTTTCCATGCCTCGTCTGTTAATTTTTGATTCTGAACATAATATAGCCCCTCGTTAAATGATTCCTTGATTGTCCATTTTGTTGTAGCTGTATCAAGATTACATTTGCACTGAGAGCGAGTACCACCAAATTGTCTACACATTGAGCTAAATTGTCGCTGTGTCGAGTTAGGATAATCGTAACTGTTCCAGTCTGGTCTAGCAAATAGTAGTGTAATAAGCATAAATATTACTGACAATTGAGAACCCCCTTTACTCCATTGATGGTGCTGGTGGCATAAATGATGGCTCAGATGAAGATGTCTTCTTTAGTCGTTTTGCAACATCTGAACTTTCCGTAACATCGGGCATAACTTCTCCTGCTGTTGTTTCGGCCACTTCTTCCGCTAGTGAGTATGTTTCTGCTCTCTGCATTTCGCCTTCTCGCAGTCGAACATACACGTTTGTATGTTGTTCTGTCGTCATAGACATCATATCTTCTCTTAGGAATGTTTCATCATCAATATCGTAAACACGACCTTTTTCAAAGACACGACCATTATGTTTGATACTAACATTCATACTAACTTTCATGTTTATTTAGTGGAATTTAGAGAGTTTCCACGTTCCCCCCGTAAAATTCTGTACTCACATACGATACTTTATAATCTCTTGCTCCATTAAATGCTGTGTTGAATGAAACGGTGTTAAGCGATATTACAGTAGCACTAGATCCAAAAGTTGGTCTGGTGGCCTCAAATACTCCGTCCATTGTTCCGCCAATACCTAAATCTGTAGGCATTGCCCTTGATCGTCCGACTGCTGGGCCTGGGCCTAGAGAAATAGTATCAGAGGGAGCTCCTCGTGTTGGTATAGTAATTGATGTAATCGTCTTAAATGCTCTAGTTCCTGCAACTGCGGAAGTTCCTGCGGCTGCAATAGTATCAGTAATAGCACCACCACGAATATCTGTACCTACAACTATTACATCTCCTGTGCAAGAAGCCTGATTTCCTTTTATACGAACTGTTCGGGGAGTAACAGGATTGGTTATACCTGTGGTCACAACAGTTGCTCCTGATGAAGGTTGTGCAGTTGCAACTAATATACCAGTGTCTGCTGGTACTACTACGTTCTCGAACGAATCAACAACAAGATAGCCCTTAGAGGTCTGGAATTGTTCTCCAAGAAAGCGATCACCTTTTCGATTTAGAACATTAGGCATATATTCTCCTGTTAGTTAACAACTGTTGATAAATAGTAACAAGCTTTAGGAGCGACTATCAATTGTTGGTAATAGTCCTCTACACGAACGTAATCAGTTTTGATTTGTGGCTCACTCCATCGTGTAACAATACGCCCACCCATTCTCAACGTGTAACCAAATGTTACTGATTTAATTGAGGTCTGTGGATTGACATACATTACCCATACATTTTTACCCCATACATAAGTCATAACATCGGTAGCTAGTTGATTAGCATTGACATACTCTGCGTGACCGATAACAACTTCTTTAACGTCAAAAATCTGTGCGAGTAAATCAGTTGAAAGAACACCTAACTGACTATACTTCATACGTTCGAGGATTTGTGGGTGGTTGCGTAGTGCTGAATACACCTCATAACCCATAAGGATAGTTAGATGATTTGTCTGTTTGAGTACTTCTTTTTTAACTGTATCAACCATTGTTCTAACATCGCCTACAGGGTCGGAATTTGCGATATCGTCCCACCTTGAAGTACCAGATAGTGCTAGAGTTTGGGTGATAACTCCGGTATTTGATAACTGGCTAAATGCGTCTGCTTCTTTTGACAAAAGTATACGATCTGAAACGTGTTGTGTAGCGTCTACATCTGCGTCAAGAGGAATAACTGATTCTCCCTGTAACTCCCATTCAATTGGTTGTTCCAGTGCGTGTTCAATAAGCGGGCCATATGGAGATTTGTTCAATCCATAATCGACTGTCTGAGCTCGAGTTCTGGGTGCTCGATAATCATTAACAAGTCTCAAATTTGACTTATCATAAGTGTAATAAATTCCAGTCCTCTTTGTCACATTGACTTGAGGAAAGATTTTGTCTGCGACATATGACTCGTTGCGGTATGCAATAGAGACAACGCCCAGAACCTCATCGACGTAAACGTCTTGATTTACTGGTCCTAAGTTTGGCATAAGGTTTCTCCTACTAATCTAATTAAATAACTATTAAAACTTAAAAAACGTCGGCATAAATTCAATTACATCGCCGTCTGCTGTTGCTGCGTCAATTGCGACACCGCATACGATATCTCCGGCTGAAGCTGTTGTCACTGCCTTACCGCCAGTTGTTGCGGTAATGTAGGCTGCTATGGCAATAGTCGTACTAGCAATTACTCGCAGAGTGCCTTCTGCTGATAGAAGTGTAACTCTTGCAGTATCGTTATCAACAGGTGCGTTCATGAGAACTCCTATTGTCTTGTCAGTACCAGCTACAGCGTTCACTACGTCATTTTGAGTAGTTCCCAACTTAACAAAAGTGAATTGTTTTGTGGATAAATTTCCGTTTGCTAAAAATGTTCGTGATCGGTCTACAGTATTTCCGCTCATATTATTCTCCTATTGCTTAGTTTCCGTAAGCCTGACTGTTAATTTTTAATGGTTTGTATGTTTCTTTTCGTAGTTCTGGGTTTTCCCTTGCAACTCGACTCATAGCTTCACCAAACGTATATGTTTTATTGCCTTGTGCTATTTCGGCTTGATGAAGTTCGTTTGCTTTGACAGTCAATTGATCTAATGCTTGATTCTTGTCAGTTGATTCGGCTGAGCCAATCTCACCAAATAACTTTTTATCTGGTAAATTCTCTAATACTTGAATCAATACTTCGCGGTCGCCTTCGTCCATTTTGAGTAATAGTCCTACAAGTGGTGCTACTGCTGCTGGCCCATATTTGCCACCCTTTTCACCAAAAGTAAAAGCCTCTACTTGTTTTGTTAATTTGAGGTTTTCAAGTTCTGAAAATGCTAAATTACCTTTTTCCGAGCCAGTCTTTAAGATGTTATACTCTGCGGCTGAAATGGTAACTTGATTAGGAAGTACCTCACCTGTCTTTAGTACAACACCACCGTTTGCAGGTGCGTTGTCGGAAGCAGTAATAGCCTTAGGGTTAAATCCTTCTGTTTTTCGTTCTTCTTCTGTCAATTCGTCTAGGTGATCGAACATGAATTTTACTTCATCTGATGTTCTATCTGCCTTCTCTTTTGCGAGTATATCCTTTAAGTTCATAACTTTGTCCTTTTCACTTGCTGTTAATGATTTTACTTTATCACTTGCTTTAATATATAGAATAAATGCCTTACTATCAGTTGTCAAGTTTTGCACGCTAGAACCGTCCTCACCCATAGTAAGTGCGGGTAGCTCCTTAAACATAGGTCGATTGACAAGACTGCCTGCAATCAAAACATTGTTGTATCGTGTTGAATGTTCCGGGTCTATATATCTAGGTGAAAACTCTGGGGAGAAAAACTTGTATTCTTCTGATTCTAGTTTTTGTTTGCCAAGTGGAGTCCATTTGACATCAGCATACATACCATCATCGGCCATTACTGAGACATCATAAATCCAACCCGCTGCTGCTTTTTGGTCGTGATCTATATCAACAGGTATACCAGCTCTCAATTTCTTTTTCACATTCTCAGACATCTCATATAGGTCTTCGTTGGTGATTGTCACTTTGCCATATGCGACTGTGTTAAACTCACCTACTGGGATAATCTTAATTCGTGTAGGTACACTCTTACCATCTTCGGAGAATGACATTGTATCAACAACAACATTATTCTTACCAAGTTCGGTTAATGCCAATACTTTGCTATCTATTGCCTCAACCTCGACTACTGGTGGTTCGATAGCCACGGTCGCAGTCTTTGGAACTTCTGACGCTACAACCACCCAGGGCGGACGCTGTTTGAAATTGTATACTTCTTGACCATTGTCAAACAATTCTTCGGCCTTCTCTCGGCTTAGTTGTGTACCACCACTATCACAATAGTACATTGAGTCCTCCCACTTTAGCGTGGGGTTGCGACGTGGATTGTAATTCTCAGACGCTATTTCGGTGGCTCTTGCAATGATATCTGCCTCGACGGTTAGTTCACCATTACATACAGGACATTTTTCGCAAGCTGTGCCATTCCAAATATGTAGTATATCGTGTGATCTATTTTTGTCCATATAATTTCTCCTTGAAATAATAATACTGCATAAAATGAAATATGCATAACATTTGCTATAGGTCTACTTCTTACTGCGTCCTTGTTTTTCGTCTATTCTATTAAACATAATCTCCATTCTATCATCAAAGGATTGTACTATTGATTGCGTAAGTGCTTGCTCTCGAGGTGTTAGTACTATGTTGTTCTCACTTGCAGCGGTAACAAATCGTGCGGGTTGTTTGAGAAACGGTGTAAAATTAGGTGCAGTTACTTTGGCTTCGTCTGGGTCTTTGTGTTCGTCTGCTGATCGCTTCTGTCCTAATGGCATTTTGAGTGAGGCAAGTATATATCGCTCTATCTCTGGGGTAGATGTAATCAAACCACCAGTTGCAAGCTTGTACATCGCTTCTGCCATTTTATCGACATCAACCTGTCCAATAGAACTATACTCCAATGTTGGGTATTCGTTCTTCTTCTTGAGGTCAAAAAAGTTGAGGTCGCATAATTCCCTAATTGCGTGATTGATCTCCTCTTGTAGTATCTTTGCTAGGTATTCAAGTCCAAGTAAAAACAACTGTGAGTGGTTAGCGGATAGGGCATATGAACCTGACTGCTGAGCACCCAGTTCGATAAATTGTGCAAGCATAGCTTTAACTATCTGGCGGTCGTGGTGATTTACCATATCTGATGAGTTCTTTAATGTGTCTGCGTGTGTTTGCATAAAGTCAATCTCAAATCCTGCGGGTAAGTCTATGAATGACTCCTCATTTGCTCTCATATTCTTTGCTATCTCTCGTGCCTTGTCTATGTCCTGCTGTGATGCCTGTGGTGGTCGCTTAATTCTGACAATTCCAACACCCTGTTTTTCCGTAGCGATAGCGTCTACTTTGTAATACAAATCTTTGTAGTACCAGTTTTTGTGTGCGGCACGAAGTAATGATATACCCTCATAATTTGAGCCTTCCTGTTCGTTGATGAAGTAGAGTAACTTCCATCGTGGTATTTGTGCAGTTCCGCCTACTGGTAATATTTGATATACACCCGGACTTTTCCCGTCTTTGAGTGTCCATCTATGAATTGTTTTACTCATACGCTGTGCAAATCGCTCTAGTCCTATGCGTCCGTCTTGATCTATACGATAGACTTTCTCAAATATTGCATTACCGTACTCGCATAATGTTAATGCTTGTCTTAAAAATACTGTCCAAGAAAAAGTTGGATTATCAAAAAATTGTTTGTGGATAAAAGCTGATGCCTCGGATAAATCATCTTTGCCGTCAGGGCCTTTGATATACCACTCTGCTGCGAGTAGTGGTAGCTTACACGCAAGAAGACCAGCTCGGCAGGTAGCGTCACCTAATCGCATTTTGTCGTATTCAGATATTCTGCGAGTTCCAGTAAGTTCTGCATTGTAATCAACACCCGTCAAAAAGCCTTGTGTAATGGTCGTGCCTGTTTGTCCTATTTCAGTTAGCACTTCATCTTTTTTTAATTGTGGGTCTGCGGCACTTGTCGGTGCATTTCGGACTTGCTCAGGTTCTGGTGTAATTTGTGCGGGTGTACCACGCATATCTGTAAATATCTCTGTGATTGTGTTGTTTTGGATAGCCATAGAATAAGCATATAACAATTGTTAGAAATTAAAAAGTTTTATGATACAAGCCTGCGGTATATGGCTTAGTTTGTGTTTCCTGCAAGAAGTCCTGCTTGTAGTCGTTCTCTCCAAACGCACCAATCGCCTGTTGTGGGAACAACCATATTAATCCGTAACGTAGTGCGTCAGGCCCGTGGTCGAAGTCCTTAACTGGTTCATCTAAATACTTACCGTCAAGTCCTTTTTTGCGTGAGTATGACATTAATTCTTCACGCAATCGTATTATATTTTTTGTCAGTCTTAGTTTGCGGTCGTCAATGTAACGCCTTACTACTGGTATGCCTTTCACTATAACGTACATCTCTCCTTTCAGTCTACGAGGATCACCCTCAGGCAAGAACCTGTTACCAAGCATAGGAAACCCTTTGTTGTATCTGTGCATCTGTTCTTCAACTGCGTGAGGGTCAGCAACCCAACCTGTAATATCATTCATAGACATATCATAAGTATCAAGCTTCTGCATGAATTGTCGTAGTATCTCATCTGTAACTTGAAACTCAGTATACAATTCGTCAAAAATAATAATCTCTTGTGTCTTGTAGTCAATCTGCACAAACAATATTACGTTAGGGTGTTCTTTGTCATATCCAAAATCTTCAAAGACATATATAGTCTTCCAACCACTGCGTACAGCAACAAGGTCTAACTCCCACTCCTCTGGTGCTGCGTTTAGTACCTCATCATATCTAGGATATACCATACCTTGAACATCTGCTCGCTTGCACTCCCATTGAGTTTCCCATATATCACGATCTAACTGATTGTATTTGTCGATTAAATCTTCCCATTTGTAGTACCCCGAAAAGAACTCCATGTTGATTGGTAGTCGATCACCAAAGGTATCGTGTATTCTTTGTAGCAACTCTGGATTGTCTTTGGGTAGTGCCTCTACTACTTCCCAAATACACCACTGGTAGACCTTTGTAGTTTTATCTTTCTTCTTTGCGTCATCAACAAGCCTCTGCATAGGCCCTGCCGCGAACTTGCGGGTTGAACCTAGTACAGTACAACCTGTGACTCCTTCTTTAGATTGAACCATTGAAAAAGCCTCTTGTAGTATCGGCCAAGGAATAAGCTCTACTTCGTCCATCTTTAGTTTTTGTGGGTGTGGTGAATTTACACCTGTGATTGTGGCAACAAGTACTTCAATCATTGAATTATTGTTCCAATTGGTTTTGCTCATTGTTGGGTCGCCTTGCAATCGTGAAGCAAAATCAGGATTGTTCTTGATAAACTTGACTATGTAGTTGTAGCAACGTAGTGCTTGTGCTTGTATAGCACCAAGGTTGGCACTCTCGCAGTTGTCGTTGGCTATTGAGTCGAGTATCGCAAGTATCGCCATATCCATTGTCTTGCCACCTGAACGATTAGCAAGTGCGATGATTGTTTTGTATGTAGACATAAACGCATGGTATATGAACTCAAAGGGTGCGTCATGGCTGGGGCAGATTGGTACTCGAGGAATGTTGATCTTGAAATTCTTGAGTATGTATAGGTGTAGTGCCGTTTTCGCTTGTTCCTCCGGCCAAGTCCTCAACCGTACTAGCTTCAATAAGTTTAGTTGGGTCAAGGTTAGTGATTCCTGTGTTAGTTGCAATGATTGTGAGGTCTGTGTCATTTATGTTAAAAAAATTGTAGCTGTTTTGTTGCAAGCTTGCGTCTACAACAACTCTACTACTAAACTTTTCCTCCTGTTTTTCGAGATACCATTTAGCAGTATCGACTAATGTTTTTTGTCCGTACTTGCCTTCTATATATACACCTGTCAGCGGGTCTACCTTTCGTCTGCGGATATCCTCTAACACGTCAAGCACAATATCACCTGCTAGGATAGTACCATAGCTTTTAGCAGCTTGCATTGTCTGACTAAACTCCTCATCTTCTTTGAGCCAGCGGTAGTACGCTTTTTCGCTTATCTCGGCAATACTGCAAGCTGTACGATTAGAAAATCCCCTTTGAAATGAGGCTACCAGTTTAGAGACTCTTACTTTATCTTTTTTAGTTGGTCTTCCTCCCTCTGATACTTCATCAATGGCTAGTTCTCGCATATATAC